TAATAATTAAAAATTGGTGTGTTTTGGATCAAATCTTATGTTTCCATCCGGATCTAATACATCTAGAGCCCATGGGCTTTCTTCTGGTTCTATAGGTATATCATCTAATCCATCATCTATAACTCCAAATGGCACCATATCTGCTTCAATTTCTGCCATTCTTTGTTTAAACATCATATCTTTTAAATTGATGTCAGTCACGTTCTTAAAATAATCTCCAGTTGCAAAATAACCAAATAACACTAAATTCATCATTAAGTCATCATGATTTCCTTCAGATGCTTCAAAGGATTGGCCTTTAGCAACAAAAGTAGATATTTCCATAATAGTATTTTCATCGTGAATTTCTAATTTATTTTCTTCTAGAATATCTTTAATTGCTGAACATCCAATACGTTTTACTTTACGAGTCATTTCAATTCCAAGAGCATTTGCTTTAATGGCTGATTCAATAAACATATTTTCATACTCTAGATCATGATATAAACCATTGCAGACAACCATGCCTTGATCATTAGATTCTATTACTACCATAGATTCATTATATAAGTTTGCGTACTTATATATAATATTAGGGAAGAGTAATGGAGAGATAGTGTTGTTGCGATATACAGCAACCTGTTGAAACGGGCGAACGCTAATATCGATCAAATTAAAAGTTGAATAATCCTGTCCTCTTCCCCTCGATACATCTACAGTCATTACATATTGATGATCTTTTTCTGGTTCTTTATATACAAATAAAGAATCATTTTCTAATAGATTAGAATGTGGTTTTGCTCTAAAATTAAGCAATGTGTTTCCAGATATTAATGTATCGCCTGTCCCGAAAAATGTATTTCCAAATTCTTGATCAAATTGCATTTGAGAAGTATTTGATATTGTTTCTTCTTTCCATTTTTCATCGCGTCCTGGAACATCCCACCAATCAACTCTAAATGGAATAAAATCATTTGTTCTTTGAACAGCACCTTCCCATATCTTTTGAAATGTATTACCAATGCCATTTGCAGTAGATGTAATAATGATTTTAGTGTCTTTACCTGAAGAAATAACTGGATATGTTGAGGTATAAAATTCAGCTGCTCTTTCAACAAAAGCAAATTCGTCAAGATAGAGTAAGTTAACAGACATACCACGAATAGAACTACCAGAAGTTGCAGCTGCAATAATACGAGAGTTATTACTAAATTCTATAGAACCTTTATTTAATGCTTTACATCCTGGTTGTAAAAAGAAAGGTAGATTCTCAAGTGTCATGGTTACTCGAGATAGCATTTCCCGAGCAGTTGCTCCTTTGTTCGCAAGGATAGCAATTGTTTTTTCTGGGTTAAAAATAGCAAACCACAACAAATATACTACCGAAGAAATGGATTTACCAGACTGCCGGCATGCTAATACAATATTAAATCTACTTGTGTTAAAGTGGTTGAACATTTTTTCTTGATATGGATAAAGTTCAAATGGAACTAATCCTTCATCAAGGGATATGATCTTACAATATTCTTTTGCAAAATATGCAGGATCGTTCATACATTTAGCGTATTCTTTAACTTCATGTTCATTCCACTGTTGAACAACACCATCACGTTTAACGTTAGGGTTGCCAAGATAGGTCTCATTCATGATCTATAATTTTTTCTTTTTCGTTTTTAAGCATTCGTTGCAGATCTGTAGTAGATCCAATGAAAACATTATTTGTGGTTTGCCCTTGTGGTAAAGATAATTTATCGTCCTTTTTATCAAAGTCTTTTTTCTTTTTATGAAGATCTAGTAAATTACCATTAATATCAGCCACATGCTTCATCATATTGGAAAATACTTCAAATGCTCGAGGGTGTTCTGTGGCCCTAGCAACTTCCATCATTTCTTCTAAAGCGTCTGAACCTTTAGCAAGCAAATCATGGTAAGTTCTTCTAGCATATTCAAAATCATTATCAGCAGTATCAGAATCCATTATGCACTATCGCCAAAATAAGTTATTGTTTCAGTAAATCCAAAGTCGCTATCAGCTAAGCCGATTACAGATGTTGGGTTAGGTGTAATTGATATAGTTTCTAGAGCTACATCAGAATCATTCAATCCATTGTCTATTTGATATATATTAGCGTCAACTTTACGAACAACAGCTTGTGATGTAATTGGTCCATAAAAATTGGCTTTCATATCAAAGTCTAATGTATAGATAATTGTTCTTCTTTGTTCTTGAGAGCCTTCATAATCATCTGTAAAAGATACTCCAGTTAAAAGAATAGGAACATCTTCTTTTAAATCCGGATAAGCTGTAATAGGTTTTATTGTTACGCTATATTGTGGTGAAAAATATGGAAAGATTTGTTCTACAACTTGAAGAGCGTCATCTTGATTTTTAGCGTAAATGCTTAATTGAAATGAAATAGTATATGGAACAAATGCGTTAAATCTATTTCTAGAATTTATTGAAGAACTTGCTTGAGTGAAATTATTATTTTTCTGCAGCTGTCTAGTTGCATCATAATTAATTCCAATTATTTCAAAAGACATCCGTGGAAGTTTAATAGACACATTCTGGTTATCTGTCAGGCTTGGTACTTGACTAATTCTTTCTAAGAATTTTTGTTTTGGACCATATGACAAAGGAACTTTCATTTGATTTATGACTGCGCCTGAACTATCTTTTCTTAGCACATACAAATTATTAAAAAGGCTGCCAAAAAGAGCAACACTTTTTCTAATTCTTTCGTGATAAAAATATGTGCCAAACATGGGTTAACCCTTATAAATTTCTTGAAGATGTGTCTCAAACTCTTCTACTTTGGCCAGTCTATTTGGCCATAAGATATATTCTTTTTCTGGATTCTTCTTTAAATTATTTAAAAGAGGAACAATAGCATTATATAATTTATCTAATCTTTCTTGTGTGGTTAATGCTAATTGCTCAGCATCAGTTGCAAGAGCAACTGTTTTTTGAACAGCTTGAAGCTCGTCTTCATCGACTGCTGTAAAACCAAAGTCAAATAAATCACTCATTAGCTAGGGTCTCCAAATGGGTTAGATTCACTAAAGTCTAAGAAATCGGTCAATGTATCAAAATATGTATTTTGTTCAGTATTTGATAATTGATTATTTTCAGAAACAAGATTAACATTAGCCACAGAATATTTTGTAAGACCTGTTGTATCGTGATCTACAGTTCCTCTTACTGGAAGGCCTGATACAAATGTATGATATAGCCCATCATTTGCTCCAGCGCTGACCACACCTAGAATTTGATCAGAATCAGACCAACGAGAAACTTCACCAGACATTTTAACGCCATCACTAAAGGTTTGATTTATTGTTTCACCAATAGTGAATCCAAAGCTTGCTGAATCTAATGTAAGTTGATATTCGTATCCATAGTTACTTTCAATATCATTTATTTTCTCAATACCAGTATCAATGCTTTCACCACTATATTCAAACAACTCACAACGAAGTTTAAATGTTGGAAGATCTTTTAACTGATAAAATGGTTGCTCATGTTCAACGTGGACTATCTCAAATAATTTTTTAGAGAATGGAATATAAAGTAGATCACCTTCTAATGGCCTAACACCTTCAATATCATTATCATATTTAGCTACCGTTTGTTGCCATCTTTTTTTAGCCATAATAAATGTAGCTTGATCTCTGATCTCAACACCAAATTTTGTAAATAAGTCTCCTTCGCCATCAAAACCATCTAAGTTTTCAATGTACATTTCAATTTTATATGAAGAATTAAAACTTGAATTGGCGTCTTCATTTAGTATATTATCTTTATTAACTATTGTTCTTGGGAGATAATATACGTCTTGCCCATAGATTTGAAGAGATTCAATTATGATCTCTTCATATAGCTGCTGTTCAGCTCTGCTACCTTGACTAAAATATCTATTTGTGGCCATAACTTACCCCACAAAGAAATCTGCTGGCATTTCATGCTCAGTTCTAATTGCTTCTCTTAATCTATCTAAATCTTGTTGAGCATCTTCATAAATTTGACGGCCATTTAATGTAACTCCTCCAGGAAGTTGCATTCCTTCAAATTTTATAAGATTGCTTCCCCATTGTCTTTTAAATAGAGCAGTTGTATATTCCTTTAGCCAGCGATCGTTATAAATTGAAGTGTTGGTAGCGGGATCTAAAATTTGATAAACTTCTGCAACAATGTAATCATTAGCTTTTATATCTCCATCTTCAAAATCGCCATGAATATAAAGTCTATTTTCTCTTCTAGAAAATTGAACCTGTGGATAGCCATTTAATTTCATATCAATTAAAGAAAGATATTGTTGCATTTGTTCATAGTATGCCAAATCACCCATATAAGTTTGAAGATTAGCAATATCATTTAAATGCAATTGATATTTAATATCAAAAAAATCTTTTGTAATTGAACCGCCTTTAATAGGAAATAATTGAGAAACAAATGTAATGTTTGAATTTAATGTAATAAATCCATTAGTAATATCGCTAGATGTTACTTGGTGTTTAAGATAAGTTCTTAAAGTAGCGTCAGAGTGAAATTCTTGATAATACTGCAAAGCCTCATCCACACGATCTTCTTGCTGATCAATATCAATATTAATTTCTATTACAGGATCACCTAATGATCTCATGCAATAATCAATTAAACCTTGTCTAGTAGTTGGATTAGCCATCGATGAAAAACCTTAATATGTTTTTATTCTATTTATACTAATTGTGCGCATGGCCAGAACCTGCGCTTTGCTGCCAATGGTCGATCGTTGGAACCGTTGTTGCTATTGGGAATGTGGAAGCGAATGGAAATGCGTATCCTTGGGATACTGGGTGTGGGCTGCCAGAGTTACCGCCGTATGCATGATATAAAGCTTCTTCTTCATTATTTCCATTACCGCCACTTATTCCTTTCACATTTGAATCACCTAATAATATATAGTTAAGATCAAAATTAGCCCATGGGTGGACTCTCACTT